AACCTATGTGGGTGGTACAAGTCAGGATAATACTACTAATGACTTAACCTTAACTGGATTACAGTCTGGTGATTTGGTTCTATTTTTTAGTGCTTCAGGTAATACAGCCCAGAGCACTCCAAACAGTGGTTGGACTGCAGTGGGAGCAGGAACTCAACCTGATAATGATGGTGCTCCAAATAGTTCCGCATTTTATAAATTTTCTACTGGAACATCCGTAACGGCAAGTAATCTTGTAACAAGCAGTGTGCATGTAATGATTGCATTTAGAGGTGTTAATCCAAGCGATCCTATTGGATCTACGTCATCAACTTCGACAACCGGCGGAATGCCAAATCCCGGATCAATTACCGTTAATAATAATAATTCTACGGTTCTTATTGTTGGTTTGCTTGATGATGATGACATAGCATCTTCAGTTACTGCTCCTACTGGATATACTCTTGCTGAAGTAGAAGATACAACTAGTGAGGATTGTACTGTCATGACAGCATATAAATCTTTAACAAGTACAGGAACAGAAGATCCGGGTACATTTGGTGGTTCTGGAGATGACTCTTACAAAGCATTTACTGTTGAGTTAAAAATAAACCCTAATATAACTATAAAAATAGACAATGATGATCCTAATAATACATATCTTACACCATTATGGATAAACACAACACCAGTATTTTCTAGTGGTTCGTGGACGGTAACATCTTCATCAATTACAATTCCCAGTGACGGAATGTATTTAATAAATGTTAATTGGGAAATAAATACATTAACAAACCATAGTGATCGATTAGGACCTCAAGTTGCAATTGCAATTAACGGCACTCCTAATGAATATAGTGCAGCACATTCATACATGAGAGCAAATACAAGTCAATCTGATACCAGTTCAAATCAATCTACATTGATGGAATTAGAGTCTGGAGATTTAGTGTCAGTTCAGTGGTTAGAGCACACAACAGGCAGAAATGATAATGATGCTGATTCAAACTTAGTAGAAGATGCTAGTTTTATAGAAATTATAAAATTAAAATAAAATTATGGCAAATTTAAATGAAACAAAAATTTATGGATCTCTGGAACTAGATGGACCTCTGTTAGATAGTACGGGTTCAGCAGGATCTTCAGGTCAAATATTACTTAGTACTGGAGGAACTACAAAATGGGTATCTGTTTCTGGTGCTAGCGCACCTAATACTCAAATAAATACTTATTGTCAATTTGATGGTGCAGGTGTCTCTGACTTAGATCCATTTTTGACAACAGAAAGTGAACTGGCATGGATGAATACAACTAATCGGTTTACTACCAATAGTGCTTCTTGGACCAATAATGGAACTAGAATAACAGTTCCGTCTAATGGATTTTATTTAATTACAGTAAATTTATATTATTCTTGTACTGCTGGAAGACGACCAACAATAAAAAATAGATTAGCAATTGATGGCACCGGAATTTCAGATACGTGTAGACATACCTATATTAGACAAGCAGCAGACCACAAAGAATCTACTGCCAATTTTCAATCCATACTTAGATTAGATTCGGGTAAACAAATTAGTATTTTATTCCAAAAAGATGCTAGTGCATCTACTAGTAATGATATTGAGTTAAATCCTCCAAAAAGTTCTATTTCAATAGTTAAAGTAAAATCATATACCTGATTATGGCATTATTAAAACCAAACAGTATCATAAACGATAATTTAATTTTACAAGGTCCTATCATTGATGGAAACGGATCAAAAGGATCTAATGGTCAATACTTAACTTCTAATGGATCTAGTAGTGCTCCAACATGGCAAGATTTTCCTTCAAGTTCCAATACTAGTGGCGAAACAACAGAATGCTATAAGGTAAATTTATTGGAAACAACTTTGACCACTAGTACTACTGGTGGAGTATTAACTAGTTGGTTAAATACTACTACAGATAATCAAACATCATTTACACTTGGTTCTGGTACTGTCACTACTAATCATATTCAAGTAGCAACTGCTGGTAGGTACTTAGTTGGATTTAATTTGGATATAAATTATTCTACAAATACAAATACATTAAGAACTATTTACTCATTTGAAGTTACTGTTGGCGGCACTAAAACTGGAACTGAAGTTAGACACACTTATATGAGAGGTAATAGCAATCAAGATAATCATCTTGATACTTCGGCAAATTCTTCTATTGTGTTAGATTTAAACGCTAATGATCAAGTGGCAGTTTGGGCTAGACGTGCTAGTGGTTTCAGTTCAACTAATTTTTCATTGACTACAAATTCTACTTTTTTTGTATTAAAATTAAACTAAACTCATGTATATTAAAATTCATCTAACTCATGTAGATACGGGCATCGGGGCGATCAATCTACAAACTTTTTCGGATCAAAGACATAAGTATAAAATACCAAATTTTGAGGGTATAACTATCATTCATGAAATGGAAGATGGTGTTGTTCCATATTTCTTATGTACTGCTGCTGACGATTATGATATTACAGATCAACCTCCAGAGGCAGGGGTTGTTCAATTATCTCAATCCGAATGGGATGCAATTACAGTTCCTTTTGATGCCAATCAACAACTTTTAAGATATAATTCAGTAAGAGAAATTAGAAATGAAATTTTAGATTCAACTGATGTTATAGTAATTAAAAGCATTGAATGCGAATTAACTTTATCTTCAGATTTTAAAACTTGGAGACAAGCATTGAGAGATCTGCCAAATGGAGACTCATTCCCATTAACATTACCAACACCACCTTCTGAAGTTGCAGTCATGGTGCCAGACATTACCACAGACGAACAATATAAGAAAACTTTAAGATCAACATTTATGTTTATTGATCCTTTAGATGCAGAATAATTACTAACATAAATACTTAAAAAGTAGTTTGAAATAATGGCACAACCAGCAAGTAGAACTGAATTTACAGATTATTGTTTGAGACGTTTAGGTGCTCCTGTTCTTGAAATTAATGTTGATGATGAGCAAGTTGATGATTGTGTAGATGATGCTATTCAATTTTTTCAAGAAAATTGTTATAATGGAATGGAGAGGTGCTATCTTGCTTATGAATTAACTGCTGATGATATTACAAGATTTGGAACCACCACAAATTCTCCAATTGCTGAAGGTTCTACCCAATGGATTGAAGATAATAATTATATCTCAGTTCCACCTCATGTAGTTGGAATAAGTAAAATTTTTGGTATAACTGGTAGTAATATTAGATCTAATTTATTTGGCATAGAATATCAATTATTTTTAAATGATATCTACAAATTTGGATCTATTGACATCCTTAGTTACTACATGGTTAAGTCCTATCTTGAAACGTTGGATCAAATATTGAACAACGGATCTTTTCAACAATTTAGATATAATATGCGTCGTGATAGATTATATCTTGATATTAATCAAAAGTTTTTGGATGAGGGTAATTTTCTCTTAGTTGAAGCACATCGTTTATTAGATCCAAACGATGCAACTGAAATGTACAATGATATGTTTTTGAAAAGATATGCAACTTCATTAATTAAAAAGCAATGGGGTCAAAATTTAATTAAGTTTAATAATGTACAACTTCCGGGTGGTATAACTATGAATGGAAGGCAGTTATATGAAGATGCTTTATTAGAAATCCAACAAATAGAAGGTGAAGTATTAAGTAAGTATGCGGTTCCACCATTAGACATGATAGGATAAAATGCCAACAAGTCACTATTTTCCACAGTATCATAAAGGATTTTCTGGAGAGCAAGATCTTTATCAAGATCTTGTAGATGAACAGATAAAATTGTATGGAACAGATATTTACTATCTACCACGCAAGGTAATATCTGATGGAGTTTTAGACGATATTATTCGATCTGAATTTAACAATCAATTTCAAATTGAAATGTTACTTCAAAATGTAGAAGGATTTGGTGAGAATAATGAGTTTATAAGTAAATTTGGATTAAGAATTACTGACGAAATTGTATTCAGAGTTTCTAGTAGAAGGTGGGAAAGTTCTGTACAGGAATATAATTCAATCGATATTGATGTATTATCAAGACCTAATGAAGGGGATTTACTATATTATCCGTTAACAGGAAATTTATATGAAATTAAATTCGTAAATAAAGAAAATCCATTCTATCAATTTGGAAAAATTCAGTTTTACAAATTAACTGCTGAATTGTATGAAATGGGTAGTGATTCGTTCAATCTCCCAGTTGGTGAAATTGTCGAGAATGAACTTGAACTCGATCCATCAATTACATTAGTTCTTGCAGCGTTGAATGGTACTGGCACATATGAGGTTGGTGAACTTGTAACTGGATCAAGTTCCGGATCTACCGGAAGGGTTGCAAGTTGGGATGCAACTACATATCAATTAGAAACTATAAATAATAGTGGAGATTTTGCTGTTGGAGAAACTATTACTGGATCTAGTAGTAATGCTGCATATACTTTAGAATCATTTGATACTTTAGATATAGGCAATACGAATTACGATCAGAATAGACAAATTGAAGATAGTGGAGACGATATTATTGATTGGACAGAAACTAATCCATTTGGAGAATATGGTAATTTTACAGGTAGCATCTAATGTTAGGAACACAGTTTTACAATAAATCAACTGATAAAGTAATTATTGCTTTTGGCACACTTTTTAATAATATAAAATTATCGACCGAAGATTCAAACGGGACAGTCGTTAGTGTTCAAAAAGTTCCTTTGGCATATGGGCCTAAGCAAAAATTTCTAACACGTCTTGAGGAAAACAATCAGACTAAAAAGAAGGCAATAACTCTTCCTAGATTGTATTTTGAATTAACAGGAATTTCCTATGATTCTTCAAGAAAACTTACACCATGTAAACAGATAACCGAAATTAAGCAGAGTGATGGTACTTCAGTTCAAACTCAATTTGTACCAGTTCCTTACAATTTAACCTTTGAAGCAGGTATTATAGCAAAATCTCAAACAGATGCGTTGAGAATTTTAGAACAAATTTTACCATTCTTCCAACCATCATTTAATGTAACTATCAAATTTATTCCTGAGATACAAGAGACAAAAAGAGATATACCAATTGTTTTAGATAGTATATCTTATGATGATACTTGGGATGGAAGTTTTCAAGATCGTAGATATATAGTTTATACATTATTTTTTACTGCCAAATCTTACTTCTATGGTCCTAAGACCGATAGTGAGGTTATTAGAAAGGCAATTACTAAAGAATATGCAAGTACAAATCTGGAATCTCCAGGTAGGTATCGTCAGTATAGTGTAACACCAAAAGCACTTACTGATACTACAAGTGATCCAAATGGTCCTGATGCTGGAGCACCAGATGGTGTTATAGATTCATTTGACGATGATGCATTAACTGGATCTGATGATTTTGGATTTAATGAAATTGTAACTTTTGCCGAGGATGTATGATTGAAAAATATGATGGTATAGAAGAAACTCTTAATGTGGAGACAGAAATTGTCCCTACAGAAAAGACACCTAAACCTAAAAAAAGAACTGAAAGAGTTATTGATATTGAAAAGGATATCAAAAAAGATTATGACTATACCAGGGGACAACTATATGATGTCATTGAGAAGGGTCAGGAGGCGCTCTCAGGCATCCTAGACGTGGCAAACAACACTGACCACCCCAGAGCGTATGAAGTTGCTGGACAGTTGGTTAAGAGCGTCTCAGACGCTGCTGAGAAACTAGTAGCACTTCAGCAAAAAATGCAAGATCTTGAAGAAGGTCCAAAGTCAAAACAAAAAGTCACCAATAATAATGCTTTGTTTGTTGGGTCAACTGCAGAACTTTCTAAACTTATTAAGCAAGGTCTCCTAGATAATAAATAATTAATATATTTTCATTATTAACTAAATAATAATAAAATCAGCAAGATGACTAAAACAAGTATATTCCAAGACGCTTGGACAAAAATTGGAGATAATGTGAGTAGTATCACTTTTCAAAATCAAAGTGCTACTCCCCTTATGATAATCATTACAGCAGCAGATGTAGCACCAAACATTACAGATGTTGGAATGGTTTACAGTAGGTATGAGGGTGAACTTAAAAAATTATTGACAGACCTTACATACACCTCCAGTCCTGCTTATGTTTGGGTAAGATCGATTACCAAAAATTCTACAGTGGTTCATGAATCTGCATAATAGAGGATAATAGATGTCAATTAAATCTCCACTAGGAAGGCAGTTAGGAACTCAATTTGACTCTGTATTTGATGTAGTAAAATCAAATCCATTGTATGACAAAGGTGGTGGTAAAATACCATCATTGGATTTAAATTTTGCAAAGAGTAAATCACTCAGAGATTCTAGAAGCACTAAAAAGTTAATTACCTTCAGTCGTGCCAGCAGTGGAACGTATGTTGACAGTGATGGGTTTATCAAGATCAGTCCTGTTAATTATTTGAAGCGTAGCGAAGAAATTAATAATGCTGCTTGGACTAAGATTAGTGCCCATGACCTTCAAACAAACGGGGCAACCGCACCCAACGGCACTCAGACTGCTGACATTTACGGCTTTGACAATAGCGTTATATATCAGGACAATGGTACTACAACAGATGGCACCACTTATACTGGATCTATTTACCTCAAGGGTAATAGCAATCAGACGATAAAAATAAGGGTTGCTAGTGCATCTTCCAATGATTCAGTGGATATTAATGTGACCACTGAGTGGCAAAGGTTTCAGGTTACAAAAACTGCAACCGACAGCACATCACCTTTAAGGTTTTTGATTGAAGGAAGAACCACCTACCTCTCTACTGCTCTTCCTGATGACTTTGAGCTTTCACTTTGGGGAGCTCAACTAGAAGAAGGCACAACCGCCACTGAATACATCCCAACAGGTTCAACGATTGGTGGAGCACCACGATTTGATCATGACTTTGATACAAGAGAGAGTCTTGGATTATTGCTTGAAGCGTCTAGAACAAATACAGTTATAAATTCAAACACAGTTTCTGGAAGTTCCTTAGGAACACCAATATTAAACAGCACTGAAACTGTTGTTTCTCCAAGAGGTATTAGTGAAACTGTTCGTCGGTTAGGACGTGATGTGCCTGCAGGTGGTGCTCAGATATGGCGTGTTGGTTCAACAAGCGGAGGAAATAATAATACTACATACACCATTAGTTTCTATGCCAAAACTGTGAACGGGGGTACAACAAGTATCAATATTGATATTAACGATACAGCGCCTACCACTGGACAAGCATCCGAAATTACTGGGGAATGGACTCGTATAGTAAAGACTGGAGGGGTTCGACCTAATGGTTTCAGATTCTTTGATATGAACATGGTAACTGCCACTGAAGAATTCTATGTTTGGGGTGCTCAAATTGAGGTTGGAGACTTTGCCACCTCCTACATCCCCACATCCGACAGCGCCGTAACGCGCTCAGCTGACAACGCAAAGATTGATGGCAGTAATCTTACGAGTTGGTATAGTCAAACCGAAAGCGAACTGACATTATTTTGCGATTGTACAGTACTTGGTGACGGTGGTGTTGTGTATGCGCTTAGGGATGGTGGCAATGAGAGATTCGTTCTTAATCCAGGATCCCAATTTGGAAGTGATTTTTATATAAGAAGTGGTGGAAGTTATCTGGTACTTTTAAGCAATATACCAGGGTTACCAAAAAGATTTAAGAGTGCTCTTGGATACAAACCAGGGGCAATAGTAGAAGCTATTGACGGTGTACTTGGAGGACAATCTAACAGTACATCTATAACACCTACAGGGCTTGATCGACTGTTAATAGGTAGCAGCAGTGGTTTTTATGTTTTAACTGGATACATCTCCCGCCTTGCGTACTACCCGACTCGTCTACCTAACGATAAACTTATATCTATCACAATATAACCATGGAAGAAGAATTTACAC